AACATCTCCCCAATTATGAGGGTATCTAAATGCTGGAGTTAATACATTCTTTCTAATTGGATAGTTATACTTATCATTCGCAAACTCGTGCATCCCTGTATGGTCTGCAAATATCACAGGAAGTCCTGTTGCCATCGCTTCCACTGGGGGTAGACCGAAGCCTTCTCCCCTGGTTGGAAAGACGAAACAATCTGCGTCAGCATATAACTTTTTAATTCTCCACCGAGGATAAGGCTTATCTATTATCTCTATATTATTAGTTGGAAACTCTAAATGTCCCAAGGTTCCGTCTTGTGTTTTAAGAACAAGTTTGACATCTTTCCTATCTCCAAATAAAGCCATAAAAGCCGATATTACCGCACCTGGGTTCTTGCGAGCTGTTAATGTGCCAAGCATCAAATAGGTAAAGGGTTTGTTTCCCCTTTTGTCCCTGTTCAATAAATAATACTCCGTGGGGTCAACTCCTGCTGGTACTACTTTTATCGGAACAGTTACCCCTTCTCTTTCAAAAACCTCTTTATTCTGATGACACGGAACCCATAATTCATTTAACTGATTACATTTGTCTACCGCATCTCCATCCTTCCCAGCCCAATCGTTCTTTCCGTTGTGTCTTCCGTTGGGGAGTTTGTCCGTTTCAAACATTGTATAACCGATTTTATATTCGTTCTGAATTGAACTAAACCCGTTTGGAAAGCCAAGAAAAATCCCGACTTTGCCTAGCTCAAAGGTTTTTGCTTTTATCTCTTGAAATTCTTTTGACAAGTTACGATTTGGTGTTTTGGAGTAAGTGATTGTTCTGATGTCTAACCCCTTGCGGACTAATACTCTGACAATGTTTTCGCTCATTCCAGAATATCCCTGTCCTTCCCCAAAGCTACCGTACCAATTTATTACCTTGGTATTCATTTTTCTCCTTTACGGTTCTTCCGTGCGGGGGAGCTATTTTAATGCCGCTCCCCATTAGCATATGTTAACTATTTAAGGGCGATTTTGATAACACCATATTTAGTGCTAAGACCAGCGAACAACGCTCTACGAGTTCTACCAACGACTTGAGTGATAATAAGTCGGCTAAGGTCGCCATCATTAGAATCAACCCGAAGGTCGTGTTTGATGTATTCCTTGAAGTTAGTCTTAGGAACTAACAAATAAAGGAATCCAGCGGCAACACCTGGGTAGGTGTAGGTTTTCCCGCCAACTTCTACATAATCACCATCGTAATAGTGAATATTCTCTGGACTAAGTTGTCTTTGAATAGCAGTAGGAGTCTTAAGGTCGCTATATAAAGAACCCCAGATAGCATCTTCTAAGATAAACCTATCTGAGCTGTTAGCCAACATAAACGAACCCTTAGGAAGCACTGTGATAGCGTCCATAAGTGTTTGTCTGACTGATGTGTTGTAAGCAATTAACTGAGCCGCACCAGTTGTTGGGTTTTCTTGTTTAGCTTTTTGTGCCAGTAATCCACCACCAGTAGTAACATAACTACCAGCGATGATTGGATTTAGATGCAAGTGATTTAACATTTTGGTATAAGCTTCGCCAAAGGCTAAACCGACTTCGGTAACTTTCCAAGTTTGGTTATATTCAAGCATATCTTCGTTATACTCAATACCTGCGGCATAAGTATGGAATGATACAACTTTTTGTAACCCTGGAGCTAGTGTCCCGAACTTAACTTCACCACCTTCAAATTTTTCCAAAAATACTATTTGGACTGGACCCATTTCATTCGCTGTCATTGTTTCTGGGAATGAAGCATCTACATAGGTAGTGTAGATGTCTTTATATAATACGGGTACAGATTCACGACCCTGATAAAGGTCATAAGTTACTTTTTCTAGAAATTCTTGCCCACCATCAGCAGTTCCAATCATTTCTTTTAGTACAACTTCATCAGAAAATTCAATTCCTTTTTCTCTTTTTCCTGATTTGACTTCAGATACGATTTTCCTTGCTTGAGAGGCAAACTGTTCTGATAATACTTCGTTTTTCATTTTGTCCTCTCTACGCTGTTAGTTGTGGCAAAAGGATTCCCCAAACATAATTGTTTGAGTCCTTAGCTACGGTTACTTTTAAAAATGCTTTGTCGCTATTAGTATTAGTAATAACACCTGCTGCTGACACATAAAGGATAGCCCCCTTAGCGGCGGTAATCCCAGAACCAACAACAAGCTCGTGCTCTCGTTGAGCAACTTCAATAGCGATAGTATCCCCAGATGCTGCATCATTCATAGCAATCCCGAAAAAGCCTTCAGCAACTACTACATCGCCTTTGACAATCGCTTTCGCTACAACAACATCTACGGCTTTACCATCTGAACGCAATGTTTCCATTATCTTGTCCTTTCCTGAAAGTTATGTCCCCAGATAATCCCAGTTGGTAACTTCCTTTTAAACGTTAAGTAATAATGACACGACATACAAAGTGTTCTACAATTATCCTTTTCAAATCTCAATTCTGGATAATCACTCCACGACTTGATGTGGTCTACTTGCAAATTCCCGCTATACTGTCCACACATCTGGCAAGTATAATCATCTCTTTCAAATATCTTTTTTTGCAAGGTATCTCTAAATCGTACTCGTTCGTGGTGGCTAAGATTTGTAATCTCTCCTTTCCACAAGTAGTGTGCTGCCCCTGCAGCCTTTCCTTTGCGATTCAAACTAATTTGCTGTTTGACATCTTCTCCGTGCGACTTCCCAAGACGATAGTGATTTCCCTTAGAGGCTAACCCAATCTTCTTCTTGGTTTCCTCTGAGTGTTTTTCCCCTAAACTTGTTTGTTGACCCTTGTGTGCATTAGACATCTTCTGTCTATATTCGGGGTTTTCCCATAAAAGTTTAGTCTTATCGCCCTTTGCCATTATTCTCCTTCTTAAACTTTAATAAATCTATGTGAGTCGGTTTGTTTTCTATTGTTGACCACAGGTGCAAAAGCACTTTGAGTCATCTCAGATACAACCAACTTCCCTGATTCTGAACTCAGGACTTTTTCCACAGCCACGATTGCACCTTGTTCGGTTTTGTCTTTCATTTCTGATAAAACTAACTGTTCAAGGATAACTCTCGCCTTCGGGTTCTTTACTTGAGACAGTTCACTTGTAACAACCATTTCGGCAATACGAGAATTTACTTCTGTAATTTCTTTTTCCAGTTCTTTTCTACCGAGTTCTTTAATCTCGTTCACAAGTTCTGGATTGTTAGATACCATTTCTGATATACTAACTGATTTTACTAAACTCTCTCTGCCTTCTTCGGTCATTTCACTAGCAACTGAAATCAACCCCGTTCCCGATATACCTTCCGATAAATGTCTAGCCCAATCTATGCTTTCAAGATTGAAGTTAGAGATGTCATACGCCTTTGTAGCGTTGTTCCATTTTTGGGAGGCTGTTCCATATAAACTAACTGCGGCCTTTTTACCAACAGCAAAAGCTTTTTTTAGATATGTACGCAGAGTGTTCGCAGAGGGTAGGACATAGCCCTTGGCAATAACTGCAGCCTTGCCATTACGGGTTACAACTTTTGAACCTAGCCATATCGTTTGAGCTTCTGGTGAGGCAGTATCTCTATCTTCTTCCTTTAAGTGTCCTAAATAAGCGTTTGGTTTCTTTTCGTTAATCTGGTTAGAGATTTCCTGAAGAAGCTCCTTAGTGTACTTTCGGTTGTTTTTAGAGACTGACTCATTGGCAACTTCAACCGTTACGAATAACGGGTCAGAATCGCCCTCAATTAGTTTATCTATATTTACACCTTCCGCGAATGGTACATCAACCTTGAACCCTGAGGGTTCTGCAGCCATTTCTTGGATGGTAGCTGGGATACTTAATAAGTTTTCATTCATAAATTCTCCTTTTATAAAAAAAGACCTCAGTTGGTTAAACTCGTTAGTTTATCCTGACTCTAAGGTCTCTTCTGGGCTTATAGCCCCAATGTCGCACCCGAAACCGTCGTTACGATTTCCTTGAATACAATTATATCACGATAACAAGTAGCGAGTCAATGTAATCCCCTCTTGTCAAGAGAATTTAAGCCATTTCTAAATTAGTGATATAGATTTCCTGTTTTCTTAATTCAGCAATTACAAAATTAACATCTTCTAGTTGAGGTTTCATTGCTTCAAAAGTAACATTTGGGGTGATGCTTGAAGATATAATATCTATTGCTTCTTTATTCGGGATTTTATTTTCTGGGTTATTTTCTGATGTATTTGCTTCTACTTCCGTTGACTCCGTTGTCTCCGTTTTCTGTTCCACTTTCTGTTCCGTCTTCTGTTCCGTTCCCGTCTCCTTCTTCTCCATTTGTGCCATCGGTTTCTCCTTCCTTTGTTATTGTTTCAGCCCCAGCCTCAGGAGTTCCTTCTCCAGTTGTTCCTTGGTTATCTCCGTTATCTTCGGCTTCAGGTACTGCTGTTTTTCCTTCTTCGGTATCGGTTCCATCTTGTGATTGTATATCTTCTTGCGTATCTCCGTCCTCGGTAGGTGTTCCATTCTCCTCCTTTGGTGAGTAGTGTTCATATTTTAATGAACCATTATCTAGTTGAATAGATATAGATTTTTGACAAGTATGATTGAAACAATCTGACATAATTGCCGCGTCTGTCCCTGTAATGAGGATTCTTTTACCACCCTTCATTATCTCTACTAATCTGGTATTCCCTAGTGCATTTAATGTCCCGCACTTTGGACATCTAATTTCTTCCATTATTTCTTCCCTGTTCTTCTCTTTGTCCCCTTTGCTGTTCTAGGACTGTTAGGATTTCTTTTACCACCCTTAACAAATGGAGCCGCTTTCTTACCGCCAAAGTTATTCGCCATCTGATTCTCCTTTCGTCTTTTGCCATTCCTTGCCAATTACCTTAAAATCTTTTTCGCCCTCTTTTAGTCTTTTTGAGACATATTCCTTGTAAGTGCCCGTAAATGGTTCTTTCTTCGTCTTTTTGACCAACGGAGAGACCTTCTGAGAGCTTTTTATTGCCTTCCCCTTATCATCCCCCACCTTAGCCGCTTTTTTAACAGTAGCCCGTTTCTTGACAGGTTTTTCTGTTTTCTTTTCCCCTGTTTTCTTTTCTCCCACTTTCTTTTCCCCTGGTTTGTTGTCGGGGTTTCTGCCAAACATCAAATTGATGATTCTTTTTCCACCCCAGACATTTGATTCAACCTTGTAGCCTTCTTTTGCCATTCTTTCCTTTCTAGTTCCAAGAGTTCTTTTCAAGAGACTCTTTGAAATCTAAATTTAATTTTATTTCTAAATCTTTGACTAATTGATTCTGCTCCTTGGTGAGTTCTTCTCCGTTACTTGCCAGTTCAATCAACCTCCCCCAAGAAAAGCAGTCGTTCATTAATTGTTTATCTTCCATTTTACCCTAACTGCTTGTTGCCAAGCCTTTAACTAATCCCTGGAGGAACTTGTTTCCCTTGTAGGTCATATTGTTTCTGTATTTTCTTAGGGTTCCCGTATTCAACCTGTGGAAGCTTCCCAGTCTCTTGCCACTTATTAAACTCGTTAGCATTCATTAATCTTCTAATCTGTCCACAGAGTCCGTTTGCGTGGTCATAGGGCAGGTCCTCAACCGTATACGGAGAGCCAGCCGCCCATAAATCACAAATATCATAAATTTTGTGTCTAGTGCTTAATTTCCAGTCAAATCCAAGACACCAGTCTTGTTCCCCGTACATATCCACCTGAGCCTGTCTTAATGTATAGTTTGCTTCTGTTCTAGCGATTAAATGAGCCTGATAACTAACCGACCCCTTAGGAATGTCCGCTACTGTCCCCTTAGTATAATTGAATCTCTGTTTTGCGACACTCCAAGGGCTGACATATCCTTTTACTGCTTCTGGTCTGATATAGCTTTCTATTGCCTTAGCTATTTGGTCATTTGTTTTGTGGTCTCTAACTCCGTTAGCAACGATATTCTGAACTGTCTTGGTTGTTCCATCCTTGACCCACTTCATTCTCTGTCTGAGGGTTCTGTTATCTACGGGATTAATTCTATCTAAAACCCTATCTTTAACCTGTGCAGGATAATTAGCCACATCCTGAGTAAAGATTATTGAGGCACTTTTCCCCATTGTCTGAGTAATAAAAGATTGAGTTGTTGGTAAGTCATACTCCGCAGAAAGCTTAGCTACCTTTTCGCTTCTATCCAGCATAATCGCAGTCAAAGCCCCAAAGAATACACTCGTAACAATCGGTATATAAGGCTCAAATTTACTCACATCTTCTCCAACATCTTCTAGATTAGAAGTAAGGATTCCAGAATAATCAGCGAGTGCGACTTCCACCTCTCTGTCCTGTTCTTCTATTTGTTTATAAAAATCTTCTGTAAGTTCAGCCATTTTTATTGGCGACAATTCGTAGTGCGACCTACTTTGTTACTTCCTTACTTACTGTTTCATCCTCTGTCTTGTTTTCTTGGTTTGTTTGATTTGTTTTAGTGTCAGCAGTTCCGCCATCATTCGGATTAACTCCTGCTGGCATTGAATATACAGCCGCAGCTTTCATTTCCTTATTGTATTCCTTGGTGGCCATAGCGACTTCTGCTTTAATGTCAGGTACCATTTCGTCTATCTCACATAGTTTAGCGGCGGTTTCCTTAGTAATAACCCCAGCATTTAACAACCCAACTGCGATATTTAAATTAACTGCTAAATCTTTAGTAGTGATAGGATTGAAGCCTACATTATAATCAACTCCAGATAAAATAGCATATTCTGGATTAAACCAAATCATATAATCTATCAATTCTCTTAATGGTTTGGTTAATTGGGCTTGTTTTCTTTCTGCTTTCTTAACCATTATCGGCATCTGTTCTGAGACTGAAGCCTTAGATGACTGAACCGCTGTCCCGAATACGAACTCAGGAGTTTCTGAACTTTGGCATATCTGCCAAAATAAAATATTCATTAACAGCCCAGCATCGGTAGCGATATTGCTAGCCGACATCATCTCAGCGTGGAAACCCGTCCCCCCTAAGATTATCTTTTCTTTGTTCCAGTTCAAATCATATTGTCCTGTTTCGGCATTTAATGTTCCATTGATTTGCATAAACTGGGCTATGTTTTCTATGTTCTCAAAAACAGGAGTTGGTGCTGAGTTATAAATAACATTCTTGATTGAGCCTTCTTCTAGAGCGTGGTATCTAGCGAATAAGTGTAAGCAAGATTGAAACTCAGAGTTACCATAGACCGCCATAGGGTCTGGTTCGTTATGATAAGAAATTATCCTAAATGGTTGTTCTTCTCCGAATTGTTCTTCTCTTTCTACTGTCTCGTTATCATCTTCTATCCTATAAGTAACTTCAGATGTTTTTCTTATTTCTGTGCGGTAGTTTATTTTCTTA